GACGACGGTCGGCCGCGCCGCCGGCGCCGGCGGCTCTGCGACCACCCTTGTGGCGACAGCCTCGATCGTCTCAGCCGGCTTTTTGGGACGGCCACGCTTCTTGGGTTCTGGCTCCTCGCCGCCGTTGGTTATCGGGCCCTCCGGGTTCTCCTTGGCGGCAAAGGCCGCTAACAGCCCGGTCTCGCGCTTTACCGGCCTCGGTGCCGGCTTCTCGGCAGCGGGGGGCGGGGGGTTGATGACGCGCGGGCTCCCGGTCGTCAGATTGCCCTCGAGGATCTGCTTGGTCGCGCTATTTTGGTCCGGCAGCAGGGATAGCACCGCCTTGGCCTCGGCACCGTCAAGCGAGTCCTGCAGATCGAACTTCATTTCGAACTGGCGCTCTTCGCTAAACGAGATTCTGGTGATCACGCCGGCCAACGGGACGTTGTTGTTAAACGCATCGTCAGAATAGACCTTCCATGCCTTGAGCGAGCCGGGGGGCAGCTTGAGGTGAAGTGGTTCGACCAAGGGAGTCGGGAACATCTTCTTGGTCATATCCGGCATCAGCAGCACCGCCAAGCGGCGATGTTCCTGGCACTCCTTGCCCGGGCGGCCGGTCGGCTTGGTGATCCACTCGTTATGCGAGCAGATCGCGCAACTTTCGGCCTGCGGGATCGGAACCCCGGGATCCGGCACGACTCCCTTCAGCGAGGCGCAAACCGGTCCCTGAACGGAGTCCTCCTTCCACTGGCCTTCGAAATATACGCGAGAGACGCCCTTGCTGACGCCAAGGATGATGACGTCGATGTAGGACTGCGGGGTATTGTCATCGAGCCGGCGGAACGGATAACGATCCCCCATGTAATGGAGGACCCACTGTTTGCCCTTGTAGCGAATCTGATTGAATCCGCTCGAGATGCCGTCTGCTTGCCAGTCGGCTGGATTAAGATGCTTGAATGCTGGATCAAGCTTGACTTTAGAGAAATCGCTCATGCGCCTTTCACTCCTACACTTCGTTTAATACTGAGTTCAACACCAGGGGGCGGAGTGCCGGTTTCCTTGGCGAACTCATGGCATGCAGTGACGTTGGCCTTGCGATCGATCAGATCGTATCGGTCGTGTGTACGAACGTAATTGATGAACACTTCAGGATTACTGCAGGATGCATTGGGTCTTGCCGTAACATAGACGGTGCCAAACTCGGTTCTGGCGCTTTTCACGCCGTCAGCCTTGAGTAATCGCAATAATAATCCGGCGAGTCGCTCTTTCAACGCCCGGTATTCTTCCAGTCGATCTTCCTCGGCTTTGATGTAATCGCGTAACTTGACGTATTCTTCGACTCGATCACCGATTGTTTTAGGGGGTGGTGGTGCCTTCAACATCGTAGGTTCCTCCGTTGGTTGTAGCCATTGACGTCTTGATCATTTCTAGAAACGCATCTTGCGTGCGTTGTTTGACGCGCAACATTCGATAGACTTTACGTTCGACTTCACTGGATTGCAGATGCAGAAACAATTGCTTATGGCGCTGCCCCACCCGTCGGATTCTAGCATTGGCTTGTTCATAGATCTCGAGTGAACAAATCGGCGAATACCAGATGATCGTGGTTGCTGCAGTCAGGGTAACTCCGTGATGCAAACAACCCGGATGAGCCAGCAAAACACGATACTGCGATGTCGATTGAAACGCATTAAGAATCTTCTCGCGGTGCGAAGTTTCCCCGTGAATCACAGCGTGATCGATCGCGTTGTCGGTAAACAATTGTGACAGTCCGTCGATCAAATGCCGCCACGGCGCGAAGACGATAAGTTTTTCCGAGGCTTCACTGATCAACTCGAGCAAGGTGTCTTTGCGGGAGTCGGAGTCGAGTACAACATGTTGTGGATTTTTAACGTAAACATAGCCTGCGCATACTTGTAATAGCTTGCCCATGGCGACCGCCGCGTTCGCTGCCGTGATCACCTTGTCCTGCACCATGGTGATGAACTCGCTGGCCATCTCGCGGTACTTTGTCTTCTGTTGTTCCGACAGCTCGATGTCGATGGTGCGGTAGACCGCCTCTGGCAACTCGACCACGTCATCGAGCGAATAGCGTACCGCCGGTTGCATCCAGGTGTACGCCCGGTCGATGGCGCCGTCCCTCGGCACCCAGCGATACTGGTCGACCTGATACATCAGGGCGGTCTTGGCATGGGTGAAGTTTTTTGGCAGCCCATTGCTGCCGGGGGTCAGGATCTTGCACTGGTGGAATACGTCAGTGGGTTCGTTGGGCATCGGCCGGCCGGTCAGCCCCCACACCCAGACGAACCGCTGGGCAAACGCCTGCATCTGCAGCGACCGCTGCGACCGATTCCGATAGACGGCCAATTCGTCCAAAATTAAACAATCGATGTCCTTGCGGGCGTGCAATTCCTTGACAATCGTCTTCAAACCGTCGTGGTTGATAATATATATGTCAGCGGGTCTGGCCAAAAGCGCCAGCCGTTGAGCCTTGGTGCCATGCAACACCACGGCCTTCATCTCGGGCATCGTGCGGATAACCTCATGGGCCCAGGTGAACTTCAGGGTACTGAGCGGGGCTACCACCAGTAGCTTCTTGGCCGCTCCCTGATTGTGCAGGAACCGCCACGACCACAGCACGCTCCGGGTCTTGCCGGTCCCCATGTCATTCAAAATGTAGGCGCGTTGATGCGATGTCGCGAGGCAAGCGGTGTTCTTCTGGACCTGGAACGGCACCACGCCGTCCGAGGACGCCCAGTCATAGTGCCAGAGAATGGGTGCTGGCGCTTCTATCCCGGCGGCTCTGAGCTGTATCTGGGTGCGTGGAGTGTGCGGCAGGATGGCGAACAGCTGGTTTTTGTGCCGGATGGTTTTGATGGGCTCACCGATCAGGACGTCGAGTTTCGGGTCGTAAGGGACGAGAATCTGCCCAGTCGCTTTTGATACAACCATTGAAGAGGTCATTGGCTTTTTCCACGCTGTCGACCACAAATACCAGCCCGCCCGCGCTGCGTATTTCGCCGATGGTAAAGTTTTGGATAGGGGTCGGCACCTTGCCAGGGGCCTTGGTCTCGACGGCGAAATACCGGCCATGGAAACAGCCATGGCAGTCCAAGCAGCGGCTGCCCCTGCCGGTCTGCACCGGCCAGTGCTGATAGGCGCCAAGCAATTTAAGGCGCTTCTTGACCGCCGCTTTAACGGTTTTTTCCAACATTATTCAGCCACATAGAAGTTTCTGTCTCCCATCGGACACTCGTCCCGCAGCATGACGGCACCGCGCCGCACGGAAGCTTCCTCGGTGCCGTACACTTCGACCGAGTGTCCGCAACGGCTACACGTCAGGACCAACCCCAATATCACGCCAGTGTCGCTTTCCACTTCTTCTTCATCGACTGAAAACGCTACGCGAGCCATGGTTCACCTCATCAACTCTTCATAGTCGAAACGCTTTCTCAACGCCTGCCGGATGCTGGCCAGCTTGCCGGAATAACCAAGCAGTTCCTTGTTGAAAAGTATGATGTGCGACAGCAGCGCGATCTTGCCATGGACGTACTCGATGCCGCGTTTGGTCGGGCGCCATTTTCCCGAGGTGCGCGCGCCCTTCTTGGACGGTTCGATCAGCTCCTCGATCAGGTCCCAATATCTGAGCTTGGCGAACTCACGCGACATATGAAAGGATTTCGGCGCCAGGGAAACATCGACCCAGGTTCCCATCGCGTCATAGGTCCGCACCAGCCAGATCAGGTCGCGCGCCATGCTCGAGTTGAGCGGGCGCACGTAGATTTTGGCATATTGGGTACAACAGGGGCAGATCACACCCTTCCGCACCCCTGCCTGCAGCCACGCCTTTGCTTCGCCAAGCGTCGAATTGTCATCAAGAGGTGGCATTATTGTCCTCCCGTCGTCGTTGCTCGTCTGAAAAAATCCCTCGACTACGAACAATGCGTAGTTCAAAAAAATTAATAAATTCAGGATGTTGCTGAAGCAACAGTCGAACATAAATTGGTGTGAAATTATCGTTTAGTTCAAAGACATCACCCGTGGTTTTGAGGTCGTAATGCCAGCGCAGGACTTCCATGATGGTGCGGGCGCTGTAACGCTGCCGTCCGGTTGCTTTCATTTTGTAAGCTAATCGTTTGAACTCGTGGTAAATGTGCGGATTAGCCAAGTGAAAACTGTTGAACCGATCCAGCACAATCTGCGGATATCCATCGAAGATATCATTTTCCATGGTATTCACACGATTTGACCGGGCACCAGCTACGGCAGAAGCGGCCGGGCTGGGGTGGGAATTTATTATCGCGGGTGGCTTTCTCGAGACGTTTCACCCTGGGCAGCAGTTCGGTCCATTGGATGATAACGTCTCTTTTTTTCTTTATCTCGAGGACGGTTTCCTCGTTTTCCGTCAGCCAGATGAATTTTGCTTCGATGGTCTGCAGCTTGGGAAAATGACAAAATAGCATAAGCGAGGTCATAATTAACTGTACCGGGTCACCATTCAGGCTTTTGCCGGTCTTCCAGTCGATCACCAGCGCCTTCTGCGGATTGAGCACGATGGCGTCAGCGATGGCGCGCATCCAAACGTCTTTCGCGAACCAAGGCGTCGGCTTGAGCTGTTTGTTGATGGCCCACTGGCAGTCGTCCTCGACTAAAAGTTCGCCGGGCTCCTCCAGGAGATCATCGACCCAGTGCTGGTAGATGTGAAACTTGGTCGGCAGCGAATTGCCGGTACGCAGCGCGTGAGCCATTGCAGCATGGACCTCGTCGCCCCAGACCAGCATGCTGGACTTTTCTTCCGGCCATTTGTTCTTGAGCACGGAAGTTTCGTAATATCTGCGCGGGCAATCTTCAAAAGCTTTCAGACGCGAGAAGCTGAACGCGAAGGATTTCTCGAGTACCTGATCCATCTTAATTTCTTTCTCCTGTAAATTTAGGTATCTGCCTGTTTGGAACTGTCGTCAAGAATAGACTTGAAATCGGGAAACCATTTGCCGCCCCAAGCTTTCGGCAACGGCTCGATCGGCAGCAGGGTGGTATTGATTTCACGGATCGGAATCCCCAACGCCAACGCCCATTCACGTTCGGCTTTGGCGCCCGGCGAACGCTCCCAACCCGGCAGCAGCACGACACCTTGAGCGTAATTGTGGATCCAGATCATCTCGTCCAGCATCAGCGCCTTACGGGCATGACGCAGCTCGCGCTTGTCCAGCTTCATGATCTGCTCGAGCGTGCCCAGATTCTTACGGGCATGATCAGCCGGATTGAAGACATAGGCTCCCTGCGCCCGCAACAGATCGGCGACCCGGTCGAACAGCGGGAAATTGAAGTTGCCGCCGACCGACGACATCGGGCCGGCGATATAGACGTGGACTGTCATCCCTGTTTCCTTAACCTATCGGTGAGTTGCTGCATCAACAGATCAGCCTTGACCATCAAGGACTGCACCTGTCCCATCGCGGTGGTCAGCTCTTTGGTTAATTCCTTGATCTCACTGGTTACTTTGTAGGATTGCTCGTTGATATCCAGCGGCCCGAAGGCTTCATCGCGAACCTGGGCGATCCAGACCCGTGGCACCCCCATTTTCTTGTATACCTTTTCGTCGGACCAGTCTTCCTTGTAGCCGACGGTTTCATTGAGATAGAGACCCAGCATCTCCTCGGTGATCAGCCGGCGTTCGTCTCGGGACATCGGACGCTCGCCCCGAGGCGGCTCGACGGGCTGGATTGGCACGACCTTGTTGTCCATGACAGGCTCCTTGCGAAGTTCCGCAACAACTTGGGCCATGTTGCCGGGCTCCTTGTAGGCTTTGATCTCGGCAATCAGGGATTCGTTGCATTTGGGACATTGATGCAGATGAAATTGCTTGCCTACCCTCCACCCCAGTTTCTCGAATTTCTGCGCCACCATGCGCTCGACGACGTCGTCGTCCTCCCCGTACCCATGCGAGGTATTGAGCGCGACGGTCTTTTCAGCCGAACACTTCCCGCAGATGATTTTTGCCCCTCGCTTCGGCTTGCCGTCGATCGTCACCGTACATTGCCGGAACACTTTATAGGGCATGAGCTTACTTGGCCTCCCCGTAGTTACGGCCGCATCCGATCTCCACCGCAAGCGGCAGGCCGGGCAACCACACTGGCTTTCGGACCATTTCTTCATGGATGATGACCTTGGCATCGGGCACGAAGGCGTCCATCACGACAAAAACCAGCTCGTCGTGCGCCTGCAGAACGAATCGCAAACCCTTGTCGGCCAGCCGCAACGCCGCCTGCATCACCACGATCCGCGCCAGCGCCTGGGTAATGTTCTCCAGGATCCGCGCGCCGTAGAGATGCGGATCGTTGTATTTGTAGCGCAAGAACATGCGGTTGGGCAGCTCGATGCGCCCGCTTGAGAACGTCACCGGACCCCAGCCCCGCCGCTTCTGCCGGTCATTCTGGCTGTTGATGTAAGCGTCCAGCAGGAAGTCCAGTTTGCCCCAGCTGTCGGAAATGTTCCGGTACAGGTACCGGTAGGTTTGCACGATCTCGGCGGCCTTGTTTTTGTCGAACCCGCTCAAGGGGATGCCGGCCTGGGCGGCTTGCGTCACCACCATGGCGTAGAACCGCTCGTAGCCACAGCCATAGCCGAGGCCCAGCACGCTGGTCTTACCGAGAAACCGCTCCACCGGGTTGTCGGCCTTGGTAATGGTGCGGTGGAACACCACCGAGGCGAACTTGGCATAGACATCCTCGTTCCGCGCGAAAGCTTCCACTAGGTCATTTTGTCCGCACAGCACGGCCACGATGCGCGCCTCGATCTGGGCGAGGTCGGCGGTGACGATCTGGTAGCCTTGTGGGGCCATCAGCGCCTGCCGCAACCGGGACTTCTCCTTGTCGCGCGGCAGATTCTGCATATTCATCGACCACTCGCCGCTCAAGCGGTGGGTATGGGCGCCGCCATAGCGCAGCGGCACCGGCAGCAGCGAAGGATGTTCACGACATTTATTATGACAATAGCCAGTTGCTGGACCGCCGTCGCAATCTGGATATTTGCATTCATTAGACCACGGCAATGAGGCGATGTTGACGAACCGCTCTGCCCTGGTCTCCTCGATCGTGCTCTTGTGGCACAATCTGGCTGCTGCCAAGGTCTGCACCCGATAGTTGACGGCATCGTCCGGCGAGCCGGCGTACTCGAGCAGGTCCTGCATGAACGGGTCGGTCTTGGCGAACGGCGGGATCATGTTGCCGGCCGGCGATAGCTTTTGCGGGATCTCGACTCCCAGCTCCTCGAGCGCGGTGGCGAACTGGATGGTCGACATCAGCGCCGCCTTGCCATAACCGCACTCGAACAACAGCCGCTCCTTGTGGGCTCTCAGGTCTTCCAGATGGCTCTCCAGCAGCGGGACATTGGCCTCCAGTACCGGCTGTACGGCAGCCCGCAGCACCAGATCCATGATCTGGCGTTCCTATTGCGGGAACTCGGGTGCCAGCTTGGCATAGATGCGGGCGCAGGACAGAACGTCATTGAGGGCATAGGTCTGGAACTCACCCCACAGCCCGGCGCGTTTGATGGCTGCCGCGTCCATGCCTTTGACTTTGTGGACGGTACCGCCCTTGGTATCGGCCCCGAACAGCTCCTTGAGGCACGACCCCAAAGAGTACGATTTGAAGGATCTGAGCGCGCGCGCCATGCCCAGCGTATCCTGCAGCCGGCCGGCCACCCAGCCGTAGCGCCACGCCAGAATCGAGAGGTCGAACAGCGCGTTGTGGCTGCAGCAGATGGTTTCTTCAGGTTTGTATTGGGCCAGGAAGTCAGGAATGTCCGCTGGCATGATGATGCGGGGGGCGTCCCACGCCGGCTCATAGGCGGCCATCATCAACGTCTGATAGCGCGGATCAAGAATGTACTCTGGCGGGGACATGTGCCGCAGCGAGTACTCGGTGGAATAAAAGGTTTCGAAGTCGACGAACAGGAAACGTCGAAATTTTACTTTTTCGGACGCCAGTCGTCCTGATTTACGCGCTTTAGCTGGCCGGCTTTCGCCATGGCCGTCAAGTGGTACCACGGTTGTTTCCATCCTCCGGCCTTTCTCGCCTGGGCGTTGGTGACAGAGCCGCGCGTCTTGGCGAGTGTAAGCACCTTCTGGCGCTTCTTCTCGGTCTCAGCACGGATCTGAATCTTCTTACGTCTCTTCATCTTAACCCATCCAATAATAGAGTTTCATGATAATAATAAAGATCATGATCCAAAGCGCAATCGAGATCGACGTTCCAAACCAACAACCACGGACGAATCGATAGCCAGCATCATCGTCGTCATCGTCATTGTTTAGATCCGCTACCATCATCGGGCACCGCCTGACGTTCACGATCAGGCATGCGCGCATGAGGCGGCGGAACTAAGTCACGATCGAACAAATCCCCAGATTTTAATTTGGGTTTGACAGCGCATTTCCAATGACCGTCATTGGTATAGCGTTGTTGGCAAACATTATTGCGCCTCACGGCCGGATGGATGACGAGGTCATCGGCAAAGGCCAGCAAGATCAATCCCTCGAGCATGTCAGCCTCCGTTGAATCGTTTGCTCGCCTCCAGCACCTGTTCACCAGAGGCCCTGAGACGCGCATTGATGTCAGCCAAGGACTTGCTGCACTCGACGGTTTCACCCCGGATCACGGCAACGAACTGCCGGAAGGCGTCCGCCACCCGGTGGGCCTCGGCCATGGTTTCTTCAGCCTGTCGAAGCAAGGCATCGGATAGCGTCTCAGCCAGATGCTCGAAATCATAGGCTGGGTTGGTCAGCTGGCGCGGCATCGGCGCCGGCTTTTTGCTGCTGCCATGCGATAGTTGCCGCAAAGTTTCCAATTCGTTGGTTTTTAGTTCATCCATCGTTGTTACCTCCAGGATACAATTCAACCTCTTGATCTAGCAGCTCTTCGTACTCCCAGTGATCCTTGACCCAGATGTACGAGCCGATTCGCCGGCCGTCCTTCTCGAACACCGGCAGCACCATCTTATTGTAGGCCAGTACTTTGCCGGGCCAAGGGCCGCCATGCAGCCTACCACCTTGCTTAGGGCCTCTTGCTGCCATTCATCTTCACCCACTGCCGCTTCCAGCCCAGCGCGCGGCCGGCGGCCTCGAGCGTCGGGTTCTGCGGGCGTCTGGTCTTGCCGAAGAACCAGCCCACCATGGTGCCCTTGGTCGGGCCGCCGTCCTCGGAGATCATCTTCAGGTCCTTCTTGGTGACGCGGTGACCGAAATGATCTTCGACGACGGTGCGGAACTCATCGATCGCCGGATCCTTGGTTTTGAACAGGTAGGCTGAATAGGTTCTCAATGTCATACGTCCTCCAATACCTTTAATGCGGTTGTTAACTTCTCCATCGCTTCCGTGTAGTTCAGTATGCCGTCTTTGGTTGCCGGCAGGGCGAAGGCCAGCGTGGTCAACGCTATCATCTTGACCATGACGGCGTCGTAGACCTCCTTATCGCCGCTGCTAATTTCAGGCGTATGGAACGCGATCAACAGCTGCGCGAACTGGGTCGCGAACTCTGTTTTGCTCATGCCAGCGTAGCGATCGGTCATGAGTTCACCAGGATGTAACGCATGCTGTTGACGTTGCCCTTCTTGCCGGGGATCCTGCCCTTCTTGATCACGTTGGCTTTGACCAACTTGGTAATGAAATGGCTGTAGGAGTTGGCGGAACGGCCGATTGCTTTGGTGAAGTCCCTGAAATCATGGACCTTGATCTCGTCCTTCAAACCTTTGTCGCGTGCGTATTTTTGGAATAGCTCGATTGGGTCGCCATTGGTGGCGGCCACCACCTTGCCCTTATGCGCCTTGGCGTTGACGATCGGCGTTACCTTTGGCGCCTCGAGCGCAAGACCAACCAGTCCCCGCAAAGCATCGGCTAGTTTCTTATCCTCGACAAAAATCTCAATTTTGAACATCCGTCCTCTTTCTTCGTTTTCACGGTGTTCAGCAAATGTAAATTTAGATTTGGTGTCAAGTGCTCATTTGTAAGAGCCGATCAAGCTGATCATGATGCGATAGACTCGCGACTGCATCTTGGCGCGTTGTTTCGGGCGCATGCCCTGCAGGGCGGTGCACATCAAAAGACAGCAGATCACCGCCACCACCGACATCGATTCGCCGTCGAACTCCTTGCTGACGCGCGCCATTACCTCATTGATACGGTTGATTTCGTGTTCTTCGTCGGTCTCGGGTTCAGTCGTCATCAGCAGCCATCCTTTCCTGGGCAATGAGGTACTCGAGTTCCTGCTCCTCCGGTCCCAACGCCGCCAGCTTGCGCCACGGCCGGCCTAAGCTGCCGATGTCCGCAGGCGAGAGATCGTACTTGCGCATGAGAGCAATGATCAGGGCAACATAGAACGGCGCGCCGTCCTTGGCCCAGCGGCGCCCGGTGCGCCCGGTCTTGCCGGTGAACAAATAGGCCGCGTTGTCCTGACTGAGTTCCATCTCGGCCAAGGCATCGCGATACTCCTCGCGAGTCATGGGATTAGACATGGGTGTTTCCATTAGCATAGCCATACATCCTTAATATTATAGGCTATTTTGTCCTGTAAGTAAACTAGTGACGGCTTGTCCGGTTTCACTGGCAATGCATCAATACCTGAGTCTCCCACCAGAACCGAACCTTGTTGCTTGCGCTTGCCCGTTGCCGTCGCGGCTGCATTGGAGTCACAAGGGAGTCAGGTAGCTTTCAATTTGAAGGTGACCGGCACCAGCCGGCCATTGGCGTAGCTGTAGTTGACCTTATTCTCGGACTCAACCACCCGCATGTCCGTGACGGCCCCCCAGCGCGCCCAGAGGTCCATACCGTACTCGTAAGCCTCGTCATGGCTGGCGAAGGTCATCCCGTTGGGGATCCAATTGCCGGTCTCGTCAGCCTTCATTTCGACCTTGTAGCTCATTCCATTATCCTCTGCCACCAATGCCGCTTGGCATCTTCCAGCTTACGATCGGCAATCATTTGATCGATCTCGCGAATCTTGACGAAGGTCTCGCGCATCATCTCGATTTCAGCGCCCAGACTCTTGACCGCGTTGATCGCCTCCTCACGGGTCATCTCATCGACATCCTTACCCATCCAATAGCATTTCGTTGGGTAGTCCATCACCGGCTCCTCGCATATTTCAGGATGTCACGAGCCTGCTGGATCATGTCGTACAGGGCTGCCGCATCGTCATAAACCCGCTGCAGGTCGGCCTCGTTCGAAGTCGGCACCTCACTGGGCAGGTCCATGCGAGCGAGCGTCTGCACTAACTTCTCCATCTCAGTGTGTTGGTCGATGGTAGCCATCAAGTTCCTCCAGATCTGCGTGTACGAGATTGATTAGTTTAAGTATTTCCTCGAGCGGCTGACCGTCGGCGCGCGCCAGCGAGCATAGCGCCAGCGCCAGCGCGGCCATGCTAAGGATTGCATCGCCCTCGGTGCGGCGGGCCAGCCGAAGCAACAGCCAGTCGGCCTGAACGCGCGCCGATCGGCACGCCATATCCTCTTCAGTCGACATTGTCGTCCTCCTCTTCGTCCATGTGCCGACACTCGGCACAGGCCCAGGTCTCGAGTCCTGTGGTGGTCCAGCATTGCGACAGCCGGCGTAGCCGGCCACAGCAGTCGCAGGAACCGAAATTATTGTGCTCGGGATCACTCCACATCACACTTCCTCCGCGTCTATCTCCAAATCGCCAATGTCATCGTCACGCCACTCCAGCGACGAACCATCGCGATAGCGCAACTCGGCAGCGGCTATCGCCGCCTTCTCGCTGACCGCCTCGAGCTGAGTTTCCGCGCTTTCATACACCGTGCGGTAAAATGTAACTTTGTACTTGCTCATTGCTATTTGCTCCTTGGTTTGCGTTGACGAATGACAGCGATAGTGACTTTGTCGGCCATGCCGGTCTCTAGGACCTGCAGGAAAGCATCCTGCGCGTTCCAGCGCGCGAACAATTTGGTCGGCGCCGCCGTCTCGTGAACGAACAGTACCTTGCCGGCGCGCCAGTAGGTAGCACGCCAGCGGCGGACGGGGGGAACGGCACGGGACATGGAGGGACTCCAGATGGACCCCCCGGGCGCCGGGGGCAGGTGGCGCCCGAGGAGCATTCGACCGATACGGGCAACAGGGGGTATCGGCCGAAACTACTTAACCTTGACGATCACACCGTTCTCGGCCACGGCTTGGGCGTACCAGCGGTGCGGCTCCGGGTAGTGCGGGCCCTCCAGATAGATGATGCCCTCGCGCGGTTCGGCGCCGCCGAAGGGACCGGGCTGGAAGTAGCGCACGGCCTGGGGAACCTTGGCGCTCGAGCGGACCGGCACGCCGTCCACCATATCGGGCGGGCTGGCGAGGTAGGCGTTCCAGAGGTCGACAGCGGCCTTCAACTCTTTCTTTGATTTGAAATTGATCCGGGTGTACATTGGGTGACTCCTTGGTTTGCGGTTGCGGTAGACGTCACTAGGACATAATGGCCCTAGTGACGTCAAGATCTAAATTTACTCGGTTGTGTCGGCTGTGGATAACTTCGTAAGCGCCATGACCGCGTCAATGGTTCCCTTCCACGTCGGATCATTGGTCACGGGCGCGAACACATAGACCCAATGCGGGGTGGCGAACAGAATAACGCTGATTCCGCTACGTTCGATGATCCAGCGTTCCCAGAGGATGCCGGCCTTGTCCTCGGTGACTTCCATAACATGCCCGACTTTGTCCAGCTCCAGCCGGAGCGGGGACGCCATATCGTAAGCTTGCATGACTTTAGTTTGCTTATTAATAGCCATTAATGACTCCTCGTTGGTTTCAAACAGCCCGGTCGCCGGTGTGGCGACCGTGCAACTATGTTAGGACATTTTGTCCTAATTGTCAACAGTAAAATAATACCGTTATTCCCATTCGTTCGAGCTAGTGGCGTCGATCGACTCCGATAGCCAGAGCGCAACCAAGGTGAACACGGCAGCGAGATAGAGCACACCCGCCGCTAACAGGAACCACTCGAGATCGGTCATTTTATGCCTACCATGTTGCCGATTGCAGATACTCAACGATCTTGCCGACGGTCACCATGCCGCCGATAAAGGCGAGCACATAGACGAGCACGCGGCTTGTTGGGGTATAGGGAGGCATTAGCCCTCCCTATCTTTTAATTCGCCCAACGTTTGCGGTTCCCTCGGGTAGTCATCGTCGTAATAGTTCGGGTCGTTTTCCTCCAAGTCAAAATAGGTCCAGCGCCCGCAGGACCGGCAGCGCCCGCGCACGGCGCCGTCCCCGTGCTTTTGATGGGTAGACTCGAATTCGTCCAGCTCCCCGAAACACTCATAGCAGGTGGCATCGCGCGCGCGAGCGTAGCAATCGTATTGCGGTTTTCCGGTATATCTCATTGTGAATCCTCCTAAAACAGCCATGTCGGAACAGTGTCGGTCATGCGGCCACCATTGAGAAAATTGACGAGTTGCATCGCGTTCCACTCGAGATTGAAGCGGCGCAGCACACGCGGCGCGCTATCGGGCGCGCCGTCGTCAAAGAACACTTCCCAGATTCTATCGTCGTTAGCCCATCTGTAGCTGTGCATGGTCTAGTCCTCTCCACACTCGGAACCGCCATTGCCATGGGCGCAGGCCCATGTCAGCAGTTCGGAATACTCTGTTGCGTAATAGGATGTTGCGACCATGAACAGGCCGTTAGCCATGAGGCTGAAAAGCAATAAGACTTTGAGCATGCTCAAGATTCCTTTCGGTCGGGGACGAAATTGAAATAGATTCGCGGGCTGTGCCGAAACTCGAGCGTTCCCTCGGCGCCGTCTGATTTGCGCCGCACAAAGACAAAGGGCGCCCAAAATCGAAATACTTCAAAGTCTTGCGTCAATTGTTCCGTGGTCCAAGTCTGATCAGTCATTGTGGACTCCTATAGGCCATTATGGCAGGTGAATTCCGCAAAATAGTCGCGCGCTTCTCCATAGAGCATGTCGGGAAGCCCGCGCGAGCGTAGAATCTGATTCACGATATTCCAGAAGTGCATAAAATCGGTAGGGGAATACATTGTTCGACTCCTTGGTTTTAATTGGCACTAGGACACAATGTCCTAGTGCCAGCTTGCCTGTCAAGAGGGATTCGCCACATTAAAGTGTGTGGCTTTGGCGCTATGGGCGATAATGGCCATATCTACCTTTGCCTTGGATCCCAACCCGCCGCAGGCACGGCACAGCGCGCACGACGTCTTGTAACCCGCTTCTTTGGACGCAGGGCAAGGGCGCTCATAGGCTTCTAATGCCTGCTCGGGAGTCCGGACCCGGAAGGTTCGAAACCCTAACAGGGACGCTTCGCTGCGTTCGAACGGGGAATCGACGCTCGCCATACAGAACGACGCGAATTCGGGAAACTTGCGCCATTGATGAGTGTATGCCGTGCCATTGTCCAAGCCAAAGGCAAGCCATACAGCATAGGGAACGGCCGTAGGATCCCCATAAGAACCGCCACGGGACAACGAGTCGCCTACCAGCGCGCGCGCTTGCTCGGGAGTCACTTGGGGATATCGGCCGCGTTTCCAAGTCTTGTAGATATTGTTTGGCGCAGTGTCCAAACGGACATAGCAAGAGCGTTTCTTATTGGCTTTACGGCCTTTTTCCCGGACGATCGTTCCCCTATGGCGACAATCGCCGCAGATTGACGAATCGGCGCCGAGTCGCGCCGCTTCAAGCGGGTTCATATCGGCGCGTAGGATCCAAGTCTGCAAGAGATGTCCGGTTTTTTCGTTGCGGGACTTTGTGCCTATGCCGGTCAAGATTGCGACGATAGGCTTACCATCCAGCATTGACGGACCACGATAAAACACGAATCCAGAAGGTTTACGGGGCATTGGTAGACTCCGGGTTGGGATTGATGGCCGCGCGCTGGATTGCGCGCGGCCGATAGGCAATAGGACATTATGTCCTAATGGTTGTCAACTGATAATTTTCAGCGATGGTCAGAAGCGCGCGCAATCGCTTGATGTTGCGCTTATGGCCAAGGGGAACGGCAGAACGGCAGACACAGAGGGACAGCGAGAGTCGCCCCAACTTAATGAAGCGAATCCCTCCGACCTTACGGGTTGAGAAGTTAAACATGATTGATGCACTCGGGGCCGAAACCGGACTCAATGCTGCTAGGGACGGTAAGCTTTCGGCCGCAGCGCCCGCAGCGTCCCTCATGCCATATCTCGAGAGACTCGGGCAGTTCGCCCTTTGCCAGTTGGCGCCACGTCCAATCGAAAGCTTTCGCGGAAGGCGCATCTCTCGAGATGTCGCCAGCGCGCGGAACCTTGCGACCTAGCCAAAACACGCCACGGGAGATACGACCTAGATATTTATAATCGGCCGTGTTGTCGGATCCCGTAAGCAATCCGACGAAATGTGCGTTGCCATCTGGCGCGGCCGATATCCGATAGGTGAAGCGAGCGCCCGTCTTGACGCTCACAAGGGTAAGGGTTGACTTGCCGGCAAGCGCAAAGCGGGTTGCGTCGGGAGCGGAGGTCAAGCGCCCGCGCATGTCTTGCGTCGTTTCGGCGCAAGAGAAGTCCGAGTCCAAGTCTTTGGGGAAGAATTCATCGGGCATATGGTGACTCCTTGGTTGCAGGTTCCAGGGCAGTATGCACGATAGAACGCATACTGCCCTGGAAATGGATTAATCCAGGGTTGATTCGACTAGATCGCGCATTGCGGCATTGTCGGAATGGTCGGAAATGACGTCCTCACCATTGCCATAAATCAGCAACACGGTTCCGAGTGACTGCCCGTCGCCAGCGCGAAAGCGCAGAACGTCGGAATCGGTTGAAAACATTGCGGCCATAATGGCCCTATAGGACAGCGAGCGTTTAAGCGGCCATGCCCCACCATCATAAACCGAAACGGCATAGCCGGCAGCGAGCGCCTTTTTGACAAGCTTAGAGCAGATAGAGCGTTCAACGGGATCCTGCATCAATTGACTCCTTGGTTTGTTAGGACGTTTTGTCCTATAGGGAGACTTTCCAATATTCCTAATTTGCATAGCTGTCACTGCGGCGGATTGTCGCACAACCGAATGAAATTGATTCTTCAATGATATCAATGAGATGTGGTTGTGTTGCCGCGCTGGCGCTACCTTGTTAGAATGAAAGCGGCCGATTCCAGCTCCGATAAGAGACACTGAGGGCAGTAGAAAAAATGATCTAAAGTTGTGTTGTTGCTAGTGCTCTATTTTCTCCGACATTCCACAAAATATTGACCGTAAAAACGATGATATTAGCTAAATAGTTGTTATATATATATTATATTAATGTGTATAATGATACCTCTTATTTATAAAGGGTTTTTCGCCCTGCCGGCTGCCGATGGTCGGCCGCGCTACGTCCTAATGTCTCATCACACTCCGAAAGTTTTTAGCTTTTATCCCTCCGTATTTGGTTAAGCTATTGATTTAATTGCAATAACTTGTTAGCGAATCGCTTGTTTTTAGTCGGTTTTCAAAGCTTTGTTTGTCCAGCATGAAATACAACCGGATCCGAGGCTTAGGACATTATGGCCTATTGGTTTTTGGCCATTGGACATTGGACCTAACCTATTGTCCTCGGACATGGCCATAAGCCATTGATATCATTATAGTTTCAGTCTCACGATGTCGAGCACTAAAAGCTTATGGCATGTGGCATGCCAGGAGTCGCGAGACGTGGAGGCGGGGGGCGCCAGCGGGGGGGAGGCTGGCCAGGGCGGCCGGCGCGCGCGCTCGCTCCCTGTGACCCGAAAATACCTATGCTAAAAAATAGAACTACTCAACCTTAAGTAGCCAAAATTCCACATCACACAATCCGGAAATTAAAAAGTGGGGCGCCAATTGTGGCGTACCACTTTTTAATTACATAAAACTATTCTGTAGGACAAAATGTCCTTATAAATTGTTGATGAATAGCACAGATCTTTTTCCGTAGACGTAGCGAAGGTTTTCCATAAATTCCTGCACCAGCTCATCCCTTTCTTCTTGGGACAATTTGGCCGGTGGCTTCCCACGCACGCGCCTCACATTACATCTGTTCTAGCAGAATTTCTGGTCCGACCGCCGCATGATCATCGGCTCGTCGCATTGTTCACAGAATTTCCATCTGGCGCTCATTGACTCCTCCCTATAAGGAGCCCACCCTACCATGGCCGGTCGCGAGGTGGGAGACCTCCGTCTCCCCTGCCGGTGGCTTACTGTCTTGATCAACTGGGGCCGGTACGATCCACGCGCGCTGGCCCTTTTTTTCCCTTGACACTTCCTGTAGCCTGCCGGCCCATGTCAAACCCACTAGACATGGTAGCCGTCCGCCTCGCCGATGAGGGGGTGCCGCTGCGCGCGATTGCGCGCGCCACCAATACACCTTCTGAGCAGTTGCGCTCCAAACTCCATGCTGCACTATTGGAAGGTCTGTTGCTCGACTTGCCGAGAGAAGACTGGCCGCCGGGATTCCCCAGAGATCAAAGGGCGCTGCAATTAACCAGAATGGTCATCGAGAATCGCGAGGCGGTGCAGCTGGCGATGCAGCAGTTATTCGGCTTGACCGCTACCGAGGCTACGCTGTTGATGTCCCTGCTCTCCAACCAGAATGTATCGAAGGAGCGGATCGACATGGCCGACAACTGCTTCAAGGTCCATATATTCAACATCCGCAGTCGCTTGGAAGCGCACGACATCGCGATCGACACGCTCTGGGGTTACGGCTATCAGTTATCACCAATCGGCCGCCACCGCCTGATGGATATGGTGATGGCAAGAATCAGAGAGCCTGTCGCATGATCTCCAACTCTCCGAAGATTCTCAAACAGATGATGGAAGACCAGTGGCGTAATGGCCGCACTTGCGTGAATCCCCTTGCCCCCTGCCGTTGGCGCATCTCTCCGACTGGGCTACGGCCCGACAACGAACCGTTCACCTTTGATCGAGACGACCGTAGTCCAGTTGACTCCGAGTAGGTTGCCTTTGGTCACCCCCTCCAGCGCCAGCTTCCTGATGTCGGAGAACCACGGTTCCTCGCGCCACCGCGTTGGATAGTCGGGGTCGACGATGAACACCACGTAAGCGTCTTCGCCATCCAGCTTGAAATCAATGATGATCTTGGCCGTCTTCGGGAACCAGTGCTCCCGGATGTGTTGATCTTGCAACCAGCCGCATTTGAAAAGCCGGCACGGGGTCGGCCGCGTGCCGTAAATGCCACAGCCGCCACCACCCTTGATGCAGTGCGGGCACCACTGGAAATCCTCTTTGACCTCGGGCACTCCCATCAGCTTGCAGCAGAGGGAGCATTTGCCGCATTCTCGAGGCAGAGGCATTTAGTCACCGGAATCGGTTCGTCGGTGGTGTAGATTACCCGCGCCTGACTTTGCCCGATCGGACAGTCGAGGCTGTGAATTATGTTCCTGCCGTCAGCGTCGACCGTGACAATGACCTTCGGCACCCGGTCCTTCAACAACGCGAGCAGAGTATAGAGGTCGTCCTCGGTAAGACTGTTGATGTCCATATCCATCCCCTGCCGTGCCTCGTGGGCTCCTGACTGCACGGTGTCGCACTCTTGACCGGTCCCACTTCTACCAAGTCCCTTCACCTCGCATTGGACTTGGAGAGCCCACTACCCTGTTACGGGAAACGAGGGGGCTTTAGCTCATGCCGTTGCCGCTTTTACCGCCCACATCGCCGCTTCTTCGTAGGCCGTTTGCGCCAGCGCCGCTAGTCGCGGATCTTTATTCTTCAGTTCTTCGCACAGGTCGATCAGATCGGCGGTGTACCGCTTGATCTTGTCGACCATCACGTTGCCGGAAGGGTTGAACGATTCGCGGACCCGGTTGGCGCCCAGGCTCATGCCGTCTTTGCTCATGTCCACCCCGCTGCCGTGATCTGCTGTCCCGGCCCGCGTCGGGGCCGTGGGGTCAATCGTCGCGCGAACTCTGACATAAGGCCACCATGCACCACAAGGCATATGTACTGCAGGCAGTCGGCGACATGGGAGAATCCCTCTTTGTCGAACTTCTCCGGGATCGTCCGCAACGCGCCGTCCTTATGCTTCTTGTAACGGTAGCCGCCGGTCATGGCCCTGACCAGCCAGGGACACCCCTGACCGTTGATGACGAGGGCCGGGCCGCCATTGACCTGCCGTCCCAGCAAGGTCTCGACCGCCCGTAACCGAGGGTCGATGGCGTTGGTTAGTGCCGGGAACGCCGGCAGGCCCATGCGCTTGAGCGCCTCAAAACAGCTCTCTTCGGCGATCGTGCCCTTGGAAATGCCGCTGGGGTCGCCGACCAGGATCACTTTGGAGGTGGCATATTTGGTCGCCCACAGCACTGGTCTCAGGTACATTTCGATGTGCTTTTCGAGCCCGACATTGCTGGCGGGGACCTCCTGATGAATCAAGACCCGGCCCATGTGGTCGACCTGTCCGATCAGGCTCCATGGGTTACGGCCGAAATCCTGCCCTACTATCAATGGGTAGCCTGGGATGACAAGGGTATCCGGCACGACGTGGAAACTTGGCTTGAACGAAGCTTTGAACACTGCCTCGCCCGAGGGGTCATCTCCATACTGCGCGTAGACGTAACGCTTAACCCACGCGCTCTCCGATCCATACATCTGGAGAAAGCGTTCATAATACTTCCGTCCCTGCGCCGTCCGCGCCGGATGATTAAAGGGCAGTACTTTCGTGTCTTCGGTCTGCAGCAGATAGTTGAGGTTTTCCGCGTTTTCGGCCATCCCCGACGGCTGTACAAAGATCTGCCAGTCCGCCGGGGGATCGGTCATGAAGCGGTGCCAGTCGCTGAGTTCGACTGGCATATTGGTGTCGGCGATGATGCCGTACCACGAGGGGACGCCCCGGTTGCCGGAGGGGTAGCGGCCAATACGGCCACTTATTGGGGCAAGTACGTCGAAATTCATCTCGATCGCTTCACTCAACCAGGCGCCGGTAAGCTGCATCGAAAGAAGCCGGGCCTGATCCTCGGCGTTCTCGAGCGGGATGAACACCCACTCTGATTTGACGTCACCGAAGTCGAGATAGAAGGTATTTTCCGACACGCGCCATTCGCCGAGGCCGGCCAACCAGGACTGAATGTCCTTGAGCACGGTGTCTTTTAATTGCTTCAGGGTCTGGCGCACGAAGGCGAACCGGGTGTAACGGTAGCCGTCTGTCGCCTTGGTCTGTGCCATCGCCCGTCGCGAGCACTCGATGACGCAGCCAGTGGTCTTGCCCGAGCCGACCGGGCCGGCGATGATCCGGCCGAACGACTTCGACTTCATGAATGAAGCAATCGTCGGCGGCGCGGTGAAAATGACAGGCATTATTGCGGACTCGTCATGCCCGGCTTGGCCTTGTGCTGGGCGATGGTGCCCTTGGGCAGGTCCGACTTCTTGAACTTGCCGGGATAACGGGTGTCGGTCTCGTGCCGCTTGGCCGCTTTGGCCGGCGTGTAGCCTTTAGGTTTCTGCTGCTCGAGGCGCGGGGTGCGATTCTTCATTTGCCGCGTCCGATGTTGGGGAATTTACGATGAACTTTGGCCCTGACTTGTGCCTTCTGTGCTGTGCTGCCGTGCTGGGAGACCCGGCTGAGAGCGTTACGTGCATGACTTGCGTCTGGTATGGGATAGGAACCGGAGCCCTTGCCCTCTGGGCCTTTACCCTTCCCCGGTAGGGCGAAGCTCGAGCTGGGCAGTTTTCTTCGGTCTCCCGCGCTTAGTTTTGCCATTGGGGGCCTCCACCAGGGTGGCTGGATCGACGTCGTTGGGGTTGATTTCGATCGACTTGTTGTAAACCTCGGTGTCGGCGCCGAGATTGATGGTGATGATGAAGCGATCGGCGCCGGTGCCGGGATTTTTGCTTTCCTGGGCGATGCCGGCGACCTTGGCCAGCGTCCCCATCAGGCCGGCGGTGGCGGCCAGCGGCGTATCTTCGGCCTGGGCTTTGCGGATCGCGATCGGCAGCAGATGTTCGAAGCCGGCCATCGACTTGACCTTGTTGCGGTCGGCGGTCGAGGCAATCGAGTTCCACTCGAGCGTGAAGTGTTCTTTGACGCGCACAAAGAACGGGTTCTTCTCCAGTTCGTAATAATCGTTTTCGTCAATGCCGAAGTCGGCGAACACCTGCTTGTAAGGGCGGATGTTCTTCACCAGCTCGCTGGCGAGTTTGATCATATCGGATTCGTCGAGGTCTGCCATGCTGGTATATTGCCGGCGAATGGTTAACCATTTCTTAAGAAATCTCTGATTTCTTGGCCCGTATGGCCTATGCCCCTACACCGAATGTGTTGGCTGTGGTGCCGCCGGCGGCGCTGGAGGCGCATTTGCGCGACCAGCAGCAGGCGAAGTCTGTAGCCATGACCCCTCCGGCGCCGGTGGCGCCCGAGCTGGCCGGTTACATCCGCTCCCAGTTCGAGATCATGCGCAACCACCGCAACACCGCCTCAGGCTGGTCAGGCCGGCTGATCGAGGCACTCAGGGTCTTCAACGGCCAGTATTCGCCCGACAAGATGCGTGAAGTGGCCAAGTTTGGCGGGTCTCAGATATACGCCCGGCTGACAGCACAGAAGTGCCGCGCCGCCAGCTCACTTCTGCGGGATGTATATCTGGGCGCCGACCGGCCGTGGGCGGTGAAGCCGCCGGCCGATCCGGACATTCCGCCCGAGGTGTTGCAGCAGATCGATGCGCTGTTGAAACACGAGCAGCAGATGGTGCTGCAGACCACCGGTCAGCACCCGCCTGAGGATGCCGCCCAGAAGCGCCGGTTGTCGTTGATGGAGTCGGCCAAGGAGGCGGCGCGCAAGAAGGCCGCCCAGCAGGCGTCCACTTCCGAGGACCGCATCGAGGAGATCCTGCGCGAGGGCATGTTCTATCACGCGCTGGCCGAATTCATCGTCGACTTGCCGGTGTTTCCGTTCGCTTGCCTAAAGGGACCGATCGTCAAGATCATCCCGGACGTGGTCTGGCCGCCCGGGGGCGGGCAGCCGACGGTGCAGCAGCTGCCAAAAATGGTCTGGGCACGAGTATCGCCGTTTGACGTCTGGTGGACCCCCGGGGTCGCGGACGTGGCATATGCCAATGTAATCGAGAAGTCCCGGCTTACTCGGGCAGAGCTGAACGACCTGCTGGATCTCCCCGGCTTCAATCAGGACGAGGTACGGCTGGTTCTTGAGGAGTATGGCCGGGGTGGGCTGTACGACAACTGGGATACGACAGATGCCGAACGTGCGGTGCTCGAGAGTCGCGAGAACCCGGCTTGGAACCGATCCGGGCTGATCACCCAGATGGAGTTTCATGGCAACGTACAGGGAGTAATCCTGCAGGAATACGGAATGCCGGGAGTCTCGGATCCACTGCGGGATTACCATATCGATGCTTACGTCATCGGATCCCACGTCATCAAGGCCAATCTCTCTCCCTCCCCCCGCGCTCGCCATAACTATTTCATCACCTCGTTCGAGAAGGTCCCGGGCACGCCGATCGGCAACGGTCTGCTGGACATGATCTCCGATATCCAGGATGTCGCCAATGCTACGCTTCGTTCGTTGGTCAACAACATGTCCATCGCGTCGGGACCGCAAGTGGTCGTCAATGATGATCGTTGTCGGCCGGAAGAGAATACAGATGAACTGTTCCCGTGGAAGCGATGGCATGTCAGTAACGATCCAGTTGGTAACAATGCCAAACCGCCAATTGAGTTTTATCAGCCGCAAAGCAATGCCAACGACCTCCTGACGGTGTTCAAGGCGTTTGTCGATCTCGCCGACGATGTCTCGGCAATTCCAAAATATATCGGTGGACAAGCTTCTGGAGGTGCTGGACGCACAGCGTCCGGGCTCGCGATGCTGATGGGTAACGCTTCCAAAATCTTGCAAACCGTCGCCGCCAATATCGATCGCGATGTGTTCGAGGTTGCATTGATGCAGCTCGCTGATCTGGTGCTGCTGTCGGATACGACAGGTATCTTGACTGGGACCGAGGACATCTATGTTCAGGGCGTCAATGTGGCTGTGCAGCGCGAGACTCAGCGTCAACGACAGCTGGAATTTTTGCAACACACTGCCAACCCAATGGACATGGATATCCTCGGAATTACTGGACGGGGGGCGGTACTGCGTTCGGTTTCTCAAACGATCGGCCTGGACGGCGACAAAGTCGTGCCGACCGAAGACGCACTGCAGAAGCGCCAGGAGTCCAAGGAAAAAGGCCAGCAGAACCAGCAGATTGCCGAACAGGTCGACAAGGGCATCCAGCAGGGTGTCGAGCTTGGGGTGCAGAAGATTGCATCGGAGCTGACTGCGGGATTCCTCGCCTCGCACGCCCAGATGCCGGGTGAGGAGGGCCAACCGCCGGAAGGAGGTGGTCCAGCGGGCGGGCCACCTGGAATGGGAGTATCGCCGGGTGGCCCGCCGGGGATGGGTCCGCCGGGAGGCGCGCAGATGCTGCGCAACATGCAGGGTGCCCAGCCGACCCCGATGAACAATCAAACGTCGCAACCTCAAAATATTGTCGGCAATCAGCCCCGTCTGCCGGGACCGGGGATGAGACCACGGCCGATCGTCGGCGGTCCCGGTTAACAGGAGCGTAAAATGCCAGACTTTGTTGTCAGATCTCGTACTACCGGCCCGGTCGTCGATACCATTGTCACTGCGGATACCCGTGATGAAGCCATCGCGCAGGTTGTTGCTGCGGGGGTTGCGGCAGGCAAGACCGGCGCCAGCGGACCCACGGGCGGTGGTGGTCCTGCCGGGGCCGGCGTCGAGGTGGCGGTGATGGGCGCCCAGGAGATCCCGTCTGATGTTGGCGGTGCCGGACCCACCGGAACTACCGGGACCACGGGCACCACGGGCACCACGGGGACCACGGGCGCGACTGGCCCTTGATGTATCGTGAAGCTGCTGTGGAACGCCATCGTCAAGAACGAGGCGGCGATCATCGATCGCTGCGTCGAGAGTCTGTTGCCGTATGTCGACGGCGCGGTGGTTGTCGATACCGGATCGACCGATGGCACGCCGGAATTGATCCGGCGAATGTTCGCCAAGGCGATGCTGCCGGTCGAGATCCACCGGGCGCCGTTCGAGAATTTCGAGCAAGCACGTAACGAGGCCCTGCGCCGGGCACGCGAGAGTAAGCTGGAGTGGGACTATCTGTTGTTGGCCGATGCTGACATGGAACTGCAGGTGCATCGGCCGGACTGGCTTAATGGCGCAGGAGGGCTGTCCTATGACCTCAAGCAAACTGCCGGAGCCCTCGGGTACTATAATCGACGTCTGGTCAGCCGCCGCAGCGTTGGCTGGTATGTCGGTGTTACGCACGAATATCTCGATATTGAGAGCGGTGGAATCCTGGATGGTGCAGAGTTCATTGATCACGCCGATGGCGCTAACCGACCAGAAAAATTCCAACGTGATATCAATCTCCTCGAGACGGCGCTCAAGACGGAAACCAAGCCGGGATTGATTCAGCGTTATCATTTCTATTTGGCGTCGTCGTATTACGATTCCGGCAAATGGAACAAGGCTGCGGAACATTACAAGATCCGCACCGCGCTGGGAGGATTCGACGAGGAAGTCTGGTATGCGCAAATGCGTTACGCGCACTGTCTCAATCATCTCGGCGACGGTAAGGGATTCATCCGGGAAATGCTTGGGGCCTACCAGTTACGGCCCTCGCGAATGGAGCCGCTGTACGATCTTGCCAAATACTTTCGCGAGCGCGGAGACAACCATGCTTCTTTATTGTTCTCCGAACCTGGACTGCCGGTGCGACCTCCCAAGGATCTGCTGTTTGTCAACAATTATGTGTATGATGCTGGCCTGAAAGAGGAATTCGCGATATGCGCCTACTATGCTCCGGTCAGGCGGGAGCGCGGGGCCAGGATTTGCAATGAGTTGGCGCTCAACGGCAGCGAGCAGGCGCGCAACAATTTGTATTGGTACCTCAAGCCATTGAGCGATCATGTAGCGTTCCAGCCACAGCGGATCAGCTTTCCGACCGTCGACGATTATGTGTTAACCAATCCGTCCATCATCAATCATAATGGCAAGCCGCTCGCGATTGTGCGGGCGGTAAATTACAGCATCACCGCAGAGGGTTGTTATGAAATACGGGGACTACAAGGTTCTTGCAATCGGGATAATCCTATTTCTACTGATAATTATCTTGTGTCTTTGGATCACCAGCTAAAGGCGATCGACAGCACCAGAATCCAGTGGGAGCGTCCGCCGGCCCAGTACCATCTGGTGATCGGGCTTGAGGACATGCGGCTGTTCGAGGTCGACGGGCAGCTGCAGGCCAGCGCCTGCGTGCGCGAGCAGAACAAGGAAGGCTGGTGCGAACAGGTGCTTTTGTTTCTGGATGGTAACAAAGTTTGTGGTTGGCATCCGATGCGGCCGGAAGAGCGTCGGCATGAGAAGAACTGGATGCCGTGGGTCGAGAAGGGTCAACTTCGGTTTGTCTATCGTTTAGGTACGTTGGTAAACCCGTCTGGTGAGATCACCTATCAGGAGCGTCCTGCGTTCGATGCCAACCATATTAGTGGTGGGTCTCAAGTGGTGCAGCTCGACGCGCGCACTTGGGTGGCACTCGTACATGAAGCTCGTCACATTCCCGGTCGACCGCACAACCGCTATTACCAGCATCGATTCGTAAGTTTCAAACCTTATGGGGGTGTGGATAAGATCTCGCAGCCGTTCTTTTTTCACGATCGACAGATTGAGTTTGCCGCCGGATTGGCGTTAGTAGACGGCAAGTTGATTGCAAGTTACGGAGTACGCGATTGCGAAGCTTGGTTGGCGACCATGGACCCGGACGAAGTGATCCGATTCATCTACAAGGATGCGCTATGATCTTGGTCGTGACAGCCTTCGTGCCGATCCCCGGGCACCCGCGACCCGAGGAAGAGTACCATAAGTTGGCGGCGCCGTTATTGGAGGGGCTGTCGAATAAGGTGCTGGTGCTGTCGAAGACGCAGCCGCTGAAGGATTGCTGGCTGCATTGGCATCTGCATGAAACTTATGGCGATCCGCCTGATGTCACTCACTCAATTGCCGACAATCCAAAGAAAAACACGTTGGACTATCACATCGTGCAGGCCAACAAGACCGAGTTTATGGCGGTCGCGGCCGAGGTCGCCGGAATGAACGGTCTGGAGCCGGATGTCTTTGTTTGGATCGACTACGGCATCTTCCACGTTCCCGGCGTCACCATCGATATCATCCTGGACTTTTTACGTCGGGCCGAGGATGAGCAGACCATCGCGATTCCCGGCTGCTGGGAGAAGGGCCAGTATACCTATAGTGACGACCATCCGTGCTGGCGGTTTTGCGGCGGGCTGATGGTGGTGCCGCGTAAGTATCTGTTTGCGTTCGACCATATCATGAAGCAGGAGTACTGCCGGCTGCTGCGTGACCGCAAACATGTGTCATGGGAAGTAAATATGCTGGCGCGAATCGAGCAGCGTGGGTCGGGACTGCCGCTGTGGTGGTACAAGGCCGATCACGACGCTTCGATGTTTACGGCTTACCAGCCGGAGCTACACAGTCGCTACGTCAATTAACAAAGAGGAGGACCTGATGCCGTTAGCTTACATCGTCTGGATCAATGAAGGCGCTCACCCCGAACATCCGATCGCCCCGGGTGGGCCGGGGGGTCCGCCTCCATCGGTGCAGCCGCCGATCTACTATCCACCCTATCCTGATCAGGGTCTGCCACCCTTCCCAGCGCATCCGATCGCTCCGGGAGGACGTCCGCCCAGTTCTGGCGCACCTCCATCTCCGTCGCATCCGATCTACAATCCACCATATCCGTCTCATCCGATCGCCCCTGGTGGTCGTCCACCGGGCATCTGGGGCGGTCCGCCGCTTTATCCGGATCAGGGACTGCCTGGACCGCAACCTACGCCGACGCCGCCGATCTATCTGCCGCCGGGGACCCTTCCAGGGACCAAGCCGGAGCATCCGATCTACATCCCGCCATCGAGCGGAGTGCCGGGAGTTCCGACCCATCCGATTGTGATTCCGCCCCCGCCGGAGAAACCGGAAGTGTTGGAGAAGTGGGAAGTCAAAACAGCTTGGTCGGAACAGACCGGTTGGATTGTCGCGATCGTGCCGACTGAAGAAGCAACGGTGCCGACGCCGTCGGGTTAAGAATTTCTTAACCATCTCGCCGTATTTTGGCCCCGGAGGGATCCGGGGCCATGTTATGTGGAAAGCAGCTACTACAGGAGCACTGACCATTGTTTTGGTTCTGGTCACTCTCAATGCCGCTCAACCGCCGCTGCCGTATTGCGTGGCCGATCAGCAGCAGGAGGATCATATCCACCAGATGATGTCTGAGGCTTTGGATAAAGCCTTCACAGAACATATCAACCATCTGTGGGATATCTGGGTGAAGGATCAGGCCGAAGAGCCCAGCCGGGCCATCAATGGTGCGCGGATTGGCATCAATGCTTACGTTCGCGCGCAGCGAAATTTGCAGAGTTGGAAAGCCCCGCGATGTTCGGAGACAGCTAAATGATTCGACTCTCCGGCAAGGTATCCTGGTTTGGTGGTCCTGACGATCTGGGCGTTGCCAGTGACGAGGACCTCGCATTCATCTACGACGTGTCCGATCAACCTTCGCTATTTCTGGATGAGCAACCGCCGGGTACCACTGGTTTGGCCCGCAGGTTGGACCCCGAGACTTTTTATATTGCCATGCGCTGGGACTATGATGAAACCTCGCGCGATATGCTGCTCGATATGCGGGTCGAAGTCAGGAATCCGAAGACCGGCAAATCTTGCGTTGCTCTGCCGGCGGATTGGGGGCCACATTCCGATACTGACAGAATCGCAGATTGCTCTCCGGCTGTACTCGAGTATTTGGATCTGGTTACCGATGATGAAATCGAAATTAGCTACCCTTATCAAGAGGATCAACCGATGAGTAACGAGATTCCGGTTTGCATCGACATCAGTCATTGGCAGGATTTTCCCGACTTCGATGAAGTCTATGCCAGTGGAGTCCGGGGCATGATCCATAAAGCGACAGAAGGGACCACGTATGTGGACCCAAATCGCTCCAAGAATTGTAGTAATGCGCTGGCCGCTGGTCTTGCCATCAGCACGTATATGTGGATCAAACCTGGCGATGGCGCTGCGCAGGCTGAGTTTTATCTTGCCACGATCGATCCTACTCCTGGCGAAAGAGTAGTGATCGATTACGAGGAAGACGGTTGTTCGTTGACGACGCTCAAGAACGCGGTGCAGGCGATTCTGGACTATGGCAATGAGTTAAAAATCACGGTTTACTCAGGCCATCTTTTGAAGGAAGTCCTTGGCGATTCGCATGATGCTTTTTTAGCGCAACATACCGATCTCTGGCTGGCGCAATATACCAGCGACGAAAGTAAAATTTCGTGGCCGGAGGCAACCTATCCAAAATGGACGCTCTGGCAGTATTCGGAAACCGGAGAGATTCCAGGTATCGACGACAGTTACGTCGATCTGAACAACTATAATGGCAACGACCAGGAATTCCTCGAATGGATCAATCCGACCGGGGTCAAGCCAAAGCCGCCGAAACCTGTTGATCCAGTCAAGCAGCAGGCCAGAGAGACCGCGCGTCGGACCGCCAAGCGGGTGGTCAGACGCATGTTCAAGCGTGGACCAGACATCGGGAGATCGTAATAATGCTCAATCACGCTGCTGGGAGTGGGCAACATACTTACAAAGCACGAGGAAAAGATTGTTACGAGACTCCACCGGAGGCGGTGCACGCGCTGCTGAAGGTCGAGAAGCTGCCGAAGTTTATTTGGGAGCCCGCCTGTGGTCCCGGCAGTATTGTGCGGGTGTTACAGGCTGCTGGACATACGGTGTTTGATACTGATTTACATGATTATGGGCAACGATGGGTCAGTGATTTTTTAGGTCCAGATACCGATACTCGGCAGGCCAGTTGTATCCTCACCAATCCGCCGTACAAGCTGGCGCAGAAGTTCGTCGAGAAGGCGCTCGAACATGCGCCGCTGGTGATCATGCTGCTGCGGTTGGCGTTTCTCGAGAGCCAACGGCGTACCAATATTCTCGAGCACAGCGGACTGGCGCGGGTGCATGTGTTCCGCAACCGGCTGCCGATGATGCACCGGAAGGGCTGGACCGGCAAAAAAGCCTCCAGCGCAATCCCGTTCGCTTGGTATGTCTGGGAGCGGGGGTACACGGGCCCGATTACCGTCGATCGGATTTCGGCTTAACCAATTCTTAAGAATTAATCTCTAGCCTCCTCGACAGCCCAGCTGCCGAGGAGGATTT